TTGGGTATCAATTGTAGATGGTGTTGGACTTAACATATTACTAATCCTTCCACTATATTTTGCTGTAAATGCTCCAGCAGTTGATAAGAAAGAACCAAATGCCATTAACCCAGAGCCAGCCGTAATTGGTCTACTAGCAATATCTCTTGCTTCACCAAAGGCACTTCTAATCTGAGCGTTTAATTCAGTGGTCCTATTAATAAATGCATTATTATAATTAAGTTGGCTTTGAATACTACCTTGTACTCCTGCCAAAGTACTTCCTTGCGCCCCTATTGCCCCACCAAATCCTCGTTGAGCAGCCACGTTAACTGCTGCGCCTCGTAATCTACGCGCTTCTGCAGTTGCGCGGCGGCGTTGTCTTGCAGCCTGAATAGCCTCTCTACGATTTTGTAATTCTTCCGCACGTTGACGAGCAGCAGCAGCTTCGGCGGCTTGCCGACGAGCAGCCTTTTGTGCTTGCCTTTGCCCAACGTACGAGACGGCTGTACCTAATAAACTTGCTCCAATTCCAACGGCAATAAGAGTTCCTGTTGCTGCCATTACAATACCCTACTAAATGTTTTTTCTTCTTCTTTATAACCTAAACGTTTATAAAATTTTTCAACTGACTCTGATTTTAATGACATTCTTAAAGTTAAAAATATTTTATCAGCGCCTAATTCCTTACCTTTGTTTTCAAAATATTTTATAAGTTTTAAATTATATTTATTATTCCTATAATTTTTATCAACATACCAAACTAATTCTGTTAAAACTATTTTTTCAGGATCGTATATATGTTGATGAAGTAACCCACAAATTACACCGACAATTTTATTTTTGTATTCTAAAGTAAACCAAATTCCGTTAGGATTATTTATTTGAGTTTTAAAATAATCTTTAATATAATATAAATTGTAATATTCCCAATTAGCTTCTTCAGCAAAGTCTTTTAATAAATTAACAATATCAGTAATTTTATTTGATTTATAAACAATATTATAATCCGTCTTGGACGTTGTAGACAGCTTGCCATCCATAAAGATTAAAGTCCTTTCCATCTTCGCTTTCAAATTTAAATTGTATAGCCCTGCCTCGACCTCTAATCTTTTCCTTTGACACAACCAGAGTCTGACCAGGATCACTTGTACTAATTATACCAGAATCAAAATATCTTTTCAAGCGGTAAATCTGCCGTTTAGTACTCCACTTACCAGTATCACCACTGTTAGTCCAATCAAACTTTGTTGTCAGAAAACATGAAGATGGATTTACCAGAGCGCCACCGGCTGTTGCTGTTTCAGATTTATCAAAGTATATATAAATATATGGAATAGTTTTTTTCTTAACAAAATCCCCAACAATTTCAAATCCTGTTTGGACAAATGAAGAATAAGATTTACCAACACTATCCTTTGTTTCCCAATCTACAAAGTCACCGTTGTTAAACAAACCAAAAGTCCAATCATAATTTCCTGCTCCATCAGGAACAAGGAAGAACCATTTTAAAAATGTATTTGATCCTGCAATTGTTGCAATATCAACTACAACATTATCTGTGGCTGCATTAATTACCAGATCATCGTTAGAGTCTGATACATTTTCGGTACGATCAACAGCATTTACACTTCTGGTATTGAATACGCCCGCAATGTATGGACTATCGTTGTCTAATGCTGCAATTTCCCAAGGATAAAACGCGCCTAAAGATGTATCAAAAATTAAAGCAGCATCAAATTTTGAAGTAAATTCATTTCCATCTACTGGTGCAGTCTTACTATAAAACCAATAAATCCTTTTTGTTGCTGGATCATAAATACTTCTGGCAAAAGTTTTAGAAATATTTGGAATGGTATCTAAGTAAAATGATTCAATAGTATTTTGTGTCAGAGATTGTGCAGCCAGACGACCACTGATTTGATCTGGAGCAATTGTAAAAATACCTGTTGTACTCCACCAATAAGGACGCCCTTCAACTTCCAGAATTGATCCTGCACTATTACATCCAACAGAAGTTACATTTGTTACTTGGTAGTCTGTGGCTTTAAAACCATCTTCTGAAGCACCACTGATAGACCATACACCATTAGTAGCAAATACAAGAAGATACCTATCGATAACAATAGAGCCAAGAACATTTCCAATTTCAGGAATAACAATAACACCACCGTCATTATCAATAAGTTCATTAATTTCTTCTGATGTTGGGTCACCTTCCTGATAACATTTGCCTGCCTTTTTAACATCTGTTAAAACTTGACTAAAGAAAATATTACCATTGATATTTGAAGATTCAATACCCAGATACCAGACACGCCCTGCAAAAAATTGAATATACTTTGGACGTTTTTCTTCAGATTCCACTACAATATTAGCAACACCTGAAGCAGCACTACGATCTTTATAGAAAGGATTTAAAATATAATGTCCTCTGGGTGCCAGAGTATTACCACCATCAAACTTTGCTAATAGATCAGCACTGAAATTATCATCGTTATCTTTTCCTGTCCACCATTGTTTATTGTTTGATGGATAAACACTTTTAGAAGTAAAGTATGTATCACTAGGATTAGCAACACCAGTGCCTGGTGAGTTCCATCCTTGATTTTTTAGATTATAGCTATGGGTATTTAATAACGAACTTGGTTCATAATTAGGTTCATATGTATCAGAAAGGTCTTCATAAAATTCTACTTCAGAACAATAAGATGTCGATGCACCACCACCTGAAAATTCAATACGATGATATGCATAAGCACTTGTTGTATTAATACCAGAGCTTACCACAACCTCAAGATTTGTTCCGCTGTTTGCATATGTTGTTGTGTATAATGTTTCAATAGAAGTTGCAAAATTATCTGTTGATCCTTGCAATTTAATAGTATTAGCAGTACCACCAAAGTTAGAATCAGTAGGACTTTTAACAACAAACTTGGTTATCTTTTTATTAGAACCCCAATCTTTTCCAATTGTGGCAGTTGCACTGGCAACAGATGATGATGAAGCAGCATTTTCAACAGAACCATTAAATGATGCAGCCAAACCACCACCACCTGTCATATTGCCAATGGCTGTTCCGGCTCCAGCGTCAACAAATTCTACATCATAATCTAATCCATCAAAATCTCTGATACGAATTTCAATTTGTTTTTCATTAATGGAATCTGAATCAGGATCGTATTCAATTGAAAACGGTTCAATTTTTGGTGAACTGACAAAAGCCAAACCCCTACCAGATGCAACAGAAACTAATTCCGATCCAATATCTGTGGCACCAGAAGCAGCATATGTGCTTAAATCTGTGGTAAAAGATTTTTTACCACCGCTCAAAGGATCATTGGCAAGATCATAGTAATGTAAAGTTGTATCAAGTTGAATAATTAAAAAGTTTCGGTTGCCATTACCAGCAACAGCTTCCCAAACATAAGTTTTAATACCTTGATCTCTGGCAGTTGAAGTGCTAATATTTGTTGCGCTAAGAGTATAACCATCTTCGTAATCAATACCTAACCTTCTGCGCCTATTACCCTGACGGAATAGTTCGCAGTTTAATTCATCTTCACTGGCATTTTCTGGAAAGGTAAGTGGCCCTGCCTCAGTAATTAAACCAGCGACAAATGTATTATATGGTTTTGCACCAACAGCCATTTAAATTATTCTTCTGATTTAAAAACAGTTTTATTTTCTTTCAAGCGCATATCAGGTTTACCTTCAAAAGATTTAAGATAAGTATTCCATGCAGCATCCACAAACTTTTGACTTGTATACCATCCATCAAGAATCTTGGGAATAGCACCACCTTGCAGTGGATTAAACTTAATTAAACCTGTTGCTGTATCTTTTTGTAATTCGTATTCAACTTTAGTAGGTGTGACAAAAGATGTTACGGTCATTTAACGCCCTTTCATTTTCTTCCGTAAGTTGGATAATAAACTTTATTTGCTGCATTTAATCGATGCCGATTGTTCTGATGCCTAACCAAATGATTTCGGGAAGCAGCATTAGCAGCAGGATTAGATTGTTGCTTTAAGGTTAGAAAGGCAATACTTTTTGCAGTTGAAAGAAGTAATGGAAATAAATCAATATCAATATCTGGAATAAAATTATCAGTCAAACTAAATGTTGGTTCTAGTTTAGCATACCCTTGCGTTTTACTTTTTTGTAAAGTATTTTCAATAGAGCTATCGTAACTATCACAAATAATATATTCATCATCAAATGAAGTCCAGTATGATGGATTTTCATTCTTTTTAATAAGTAATTTAATTCCGCTTAAATCTGTAATAGTGCTTACATTAGAATCAGAACTGTCTCGATTATTTACAAATTCAATAAATTCAGTTGGGTCTAGGTATTGAATAGTCTGATAATTAATTTTTGTATCTGAAACACTATCTCTACAATCATATTTAAACCACTCAATTTGAGTAGCGGTAGCAGGATACTGAAGATAATTTGGTTTTGTGTTATCAGCTAAAGCTTCAAACTGAACAAGAGTAAGATGTTCAGGGATAGTTTTATTTGAGATTAAATCATAATAAGTTGTTTCAATAATTGTGGCAACCTGACTTGATTCAACAGTATCAGAAATGCTGTTTACTTCATCACTATCCATATCGCTAAGGATATTTTGAACCATATTTAATAAAGTTAATTTTGGCATTTCAATTATCTCTTTTTCTTTTTAGGAAATCCTGCTTTCATATTAGCATAAGCTTCATCACTAATAGTGCTTTTTGCTTTAGACCTAGAAATTCCTTTCTTCTTTCTGCGATTAATATTATCGTAAAGTCCACGTTTCTTTACCATTTTTTACAACTCCAATATCTGGCAGAAAGTTTACTAGGTGGATTACTATCACACTTATGTCTGGCTCTGAAACTTTTTCTACGTGAAGGTTGATCCTTTTTAATAGTCATATTAGGATCACCAAAACGAATTAACCTAACCTGTTCTCCCTGCTTTGCAAGTACTGCAAACTTTTTATTTTTATTAGGAGTTCGTTTAGGTTTATTGTAACCTGAAAAAGTTTCGCCTCTGTATTTGACAGACATTTTACTTCTTCTTTTTAGGTGCCTTTTTCTTTTCGACCATCATTTTATCTTTCTTTGGTGGACGACCTTTCTTACTACCGTAAGTTCCTTTTCCGTATGGCATATTATTTCTCCTTATGTTCTTTATATAAAACAAATAACCGTGAACAAACTAAAAGTAAAGTAACAATACTTATTCCAAATTGCATCCATTCTTCAAAAATATGTAACCACCACGGCATTGTTAATGCTGGTGTTGCAATGGCTCCATCAATTATTAATTTTTCTTTCATACTTATTCTACTTTAGGATGTTTGCCATTGTGCATGCTAATTAATTTTGATATATCTTTTTCAGCTCTGTCAATACGTGTAAGAATATTAGACATTTCTCTGTGTCTTGTTGCTTCATTAGAAGGGTCCATCATCTTGGCAAGCACTCCAAGCTTTTGTGCTTGCGTTTCAATTTGAGTATGACCTTTATCAAGTCGTTGATCAAATGTCCGATATCTAGCTTCTAAATCATGCAGCATTTCCACAATATTTTTAATTTGTGATTGCGCTACAGCCGCTGCTCCAGCAACACTAAAAATAATGCCACCAATTGTGACAACCAATCCAATGTCAATGGAGCCTTCCAATTCACCGTACTCTCATATTAGATTTAGGACCAAGTTTTTTTCTATGCTTTAGTCCTGCTGGTTTAGTCCGTCGCTTAATAACTTTGCGGTAACGCTTTTCGTTAGAAACTTTTTTAGCCATTGGGTTTGGAAGGCCACGGGTCTACAGCGCCATCAGCGCCAGCCTGAAATTCATTCCAGCTTGCCATAAAGCCGACAGGATCATCAGTCGATGGCACATCACGCAGAGCTTGGCGGTACGCCGTCATCTCAGCAGACATAGTCTGATCCGACAACGCGAG